TCGTCGATGCAAAAAACACGCCCTTCGTTTCGGCCGCCCGCAAAGGCGCCGACATCACCAACGCTGCCGTTTACAGCTTCCAAGCTGACAAATACAACGACCCGTCCTTCGACGGCGTCTTGAGCAACTCGGACGTTTCCACGTTCGACGATCCGGCCAAAAACCGCGCCCTCTTGAGCGCCCGCGGGCAGATGTTCCGCCGCGCCGTTAAGGTCGATACGTTCGTCCAAGAGGCGAGCGACATCGCCGGCATCGGACGCAAAAAGCAGCTCGCCGTTGGCGTTTCCAAGGCTCTCTTGGAAACCAAGCGCGACATGGAGTCCGCCTTCTGCTCCGACCGCGAAAGCCAAGAGCAAAGCGGCGCCAACCCGTATCGCACCCGCGGCCTGTTCCGCTGGATCGACGTTTCGGCGCAGAGCGACCTCCCGGTTCCTGCGGCCTACCGCACTCCGACCGCCAGCGTTGACACCAACGCCGCTCCGACCGAGTCCCAAGTGCAGACGCTCTTGCAGAGCATCTACAGCCAGACCGGCCAGATCGACGACATGGTGCTCCTCTGCGGACCTTCGCTGAAGCGCACCTTCACCGAATACACCCGCTTCAGCACCGGCGCGACCTCGAACGCCCTCAGCATCCGCACGTTCAACACGTCGGCCGAGGCCAAGAAGATCGTCAGCGCGGTGAATGTGTTTGAAGGCGACTTCGGCACGCTCCGTCTGTTGCCCTCGCTGTATCTGCGTCAGAACAACTCCAGCGACACGGCGAAAAACTCGTCCGGCCTCGTGCTCAACATGGACCAGTGCGAAGTCCGCTTCGCCAAGCGTCCGGCCATGCGCGAACTCCCTGACCTCGGCGGCGGCCCCCGCGCGCTGATCGATGCTATCGCTTCGGTCACCTGCTTGGCCCCTCAGTCCCAGGGCAAGTTCACCGCCAACGTGGCGCTCGCAGCCTAATCATTAACCAAGGAAAAAACTTAAAATGAAAGTCTACGAACTGCCCTACGAAAGCAAAGCGGCCTTTGGCTACTCCCATAAGGTCATCCTCGACCACAACGACCTCAGCGACACCGATGACGCCCAGACGATCAATTTGATCCCTGTCGTTGCCGGCACGGTTGTCAAGGCCGCGGCGACAAACCTGACCGCTGTGTTCGACAGCTCGGACGCTGCGACCATCACCACCACGGTGAAGATTGGTCACAACGACACGACCGCTGACGACGATGCGTTCATCACGTCTCAGGAGTTGAACCCCAGCGGCACGGAAGTGTTCTACAAGGTCAACCCCTCTGCGACCCCGTTCGTGTTTGTGGACGGCACGGCAGCCTCGCCCAAGTATATCCAAGCGGCCTTCGCTTGCACTGCTAGCGACAGCCTTGCGGATCACAACACCGGCGAGCTGGAGATCTTCCTCGACATCGCCAACGTCAACGCGCTCTAAGTCAGACCAAGTCTTGAATCACCTGCGGCGCCTTCGGGCGCTGCAGCTTTCAGGATGGCCGACTCACTCTGGACCGGCATCGCCAACGACCTGGGCGATGAGATGGCCCACCTCGTAAAAGAGGAACTCCTCACAGGTTGGAACGTCAAGGCCGTCATGGCCGGCCTTGAGCAGCAGCGCATCGCGCAGGCCAACGAGCGCCTTGAGCAATGCGCCGTCGAAGGCATCGGCCAGCACACCATGAGCATCGACGCCGATGTCTACTGGGCTTGGGAAAAAACCGAACCCGGGTGCTGGGCCGACAAAGGCTGGCGCGATGACTTCAAAAAGCGCCACCCCGAGACCGCCGTCCACTACACCCCGCGCCGCACCACGGTGCTTGTCCCTTAAATGATCAAAGCACCCGACCGCGACAAAATCTCCGAGATCCTCTCGGACATCGATGAAGCCGACGCCGATGGCAGCGGCTACGTCCAGCGCAAGCTCCGCAACTGGAACACCCGCTTCTGCATCTGGGCCGGCCAGACCGACGACGGCCGCAAACACCAAGAAGCCCTCGGCAAGCGCCCATTCCCTTGGGACAAGTCCCTCGATTCTCGCGTTCGCTTGGCTGACACCATTTGCCGGGATCACATTGCCATGCTCACGAACGCCTTCTTCAAGGCGCGCGTCCAGGTCCAGCCCGTCGAGTCTATGGACATCGACAAACGCAGCGCCGCGGAGTCCGTCCTCAAGTGGCTCCTTTTCCAGCACGTCTTGGATGACCTCCGGCGCGAAGTGCAGCTCGCCGCCAACTTCCGCGAGACCTACGGCCTCGCCGTCATGGCCGTCGATTGGATCAAGACCACGCGCACCGAGATCAAGAGCTTCAGCATGGAAGACGCCATGGCCATGCTGCAGGAGTCCCAAGACCCCAACCTGCAAGCCCTCCTCGAGGTCGTCCTTGACCCGGAGCAGGAAGAACTCGCCGCCCAGCTCATGGGCGAAGTCATCCCAGAACTCGGCACCACCGCCAAAGTCCGCCAGTTCCGCGAAAAAGGCTTCGTCGAATGGGAGCAGCCCTACGTTTTTGAAAGCCGGCCCCAGTGGACCGCTTTAGAACCCTGGGAGGACATCATCTTCCCCGCCCAGACCTACTCATTACAGCGTGCCGCGTTCGTTGCCCGACGCGAGCTAATGACCGAACCGGAGTTGCGCGAGCGTGCCGCTGTCGAGGGTTGGGACGACAAATGGGTTGAGCAAGTCGTGGAGAAGAAGGGCGACATCCGCCGCATCTCGCTGAACCTCCACCGCAGCGACCAGTTCCTCTACGACCACCAGCGCGACATGATTGAGATCTGGCACGTCTACAGGAAAGAGCACGACGACCGCACCAAGGCGATGCGCGTCACCCGCACCGTCCTCAGCTACCACGTCCCAGATCGCACCGCCGTCCACGACATCCTGCCCTACGCCCACGCGCTCTATCCCTTCGTCGAGCTGCCCCGCGAGCGTGCCTCACGCCCCATCTTGGAATCCCGCGGCGTGCCGGAGATCGTCCAGACCGCCCAGGAGGAAGTCAAAATCCAACGCGACATGCGAGGCGACCGCGCCAGCATCGTCACCTTGCCCCCGCTCAAAACCCCCGCCGCGCGCGGCAAGATGGACCTCATCATGGGACCGGGCGTGCAGATCCCCGAGCGCCGCCCCGGCGAGATCTCTTGGATGACCCCGCCGCAGCCCGACGCCGGCAGCATCGAAGTCGAAATGTCCATCCGCAACGACGTGGACAACTACTTCGGCCGCATCAGCGAAGCCGTCCCGCCGCAACGCTACATGCTGCACACCCAAGAGCTGGTCGATTCGTGGCTGCTCGATATGAAGCTGTGTCTGGTTCAGACGCTCGCCCTTTGCCAGCAGTATATGACCGCGGAAGAAGTCGCCCGCGTCACCGGCAACCCCAATCTCCCGCTCACCGCCAGCCCCGCCGACATCCGCGGCCGCTTTGATGTGACGTGCGAGTTCGATGCTCGGCTGCTCGACTCCGAAGCCCTCGGCGCCAAATTAGACTACCTCGCCAAAGTCTTGGTTCCCTTGGACAGCTTCGGCGTTATCGATCGAGTCGGCTTGGTCCAATATATGATGCAGGCAGTAGACCCAAATCTCGCCGGAATCCTCATCAAAGACATCGGCGCCGCCACCCAGGCCGAGCAAGAAGACGAGCAAGGAGCCTTCGCCAAAATCGCCGCAGGCACCGAACCCCCGCTCAAAGAAGGCGGCCAAAACGCGCAGGTAAGACTGCAAACCCTGCAGCAAATCATTCAGTCCAACCCCGCCGTCCAGCAGCGCTACGCCCAAGACGAAATCTTCCGCTCAATGATCGACGCGAGAGCACAAGCCTTCCAGTTCCAGTTGCAACAGCAGCAAAACGCCGTCATCGGCCGCACCGGCGCCCAACCCGCGCTGCAAAAGATGGCGCAAGACCAGCAACTCGGCATGACCGCCGCACCTTCCGCTTAATGCCCCTGCCGCCAGCCGAGTCTGCGAGACAGGTCGCCGCGGCGACCAACTGATACTGCAAACTGACCACTGCCAACTTCCCCATCCCATGCACCCGAACATCAACGTCCGCAACGTCGCCGGATTAAACATCCCCCAGCACGACTATCTCAGCATCTCGTATTACGGCAGCACGAACAACATCCAGACCGTCACCTACAAAGAAGGCGGCAGCGGCGGCCAAACGGTCGCCACGCTGACCTTCAGCTACACGACAAATCCGCCCACCACCAACGACGCGGACCTCGCTGCCGTCACCCGCTCTTAGTCTTTTAGTCTCTTAGTCTCTTTTACCATGCCTTGGACGTTTAACCCCTTCAGCGGCACGTTCGATCAAAAAGGATCGGGCGGCGGCGGCGGCTCTGCTTTCTTCAGCGGCGAAGTGGCAACCTATGCCGACCTCCCGCTCGACGGATCGGCGGCCCTCGATAGCCGCTGGCTCGTCCGCTCGAACTCCGGCACCTGGCCTTTCTCGTCCTACAAACAAGCCGGCGTGTATGTCCGCAAAGCCATCGTCGGCGCCAGCCGCGACAACGACTACCAGCTCACCGACACCAGCTTCCACGATGTCATGTCAGACGCCGCATTCCTCATCTACGACGACGGCGCCCCGACCCGCAGCATGCAAGTAGAAATCACCGACAACGAAACGCTCACCTTCAAAGTCACTGGCACCGACAGCGTCGTCCGCTCGGTAGCCTTTGCCCTCTCGGCCATCGTCCTCGCCGCCCTTATGGCCAGCTCGGCCATGGCGCAAAACATCGGCCTCGTCACCGACACCAACGGCAACGTCGTCACCCGCCGCACCAACACGCTCGTCTGGAGCAACAACCTCCGCTTCTCCCCGCTCACCAACGCCAACTCCCGCACCGCCATCATCGGCACCAACGGCGCGCTCACCGCCGGCAACCCGCCCAGCGCCGCCGCCGCCAATGGTGCGTTGCTCACCGCAGACGGCGCGGGCGGCTCGTCCTTCGTGGCAAGCAAGGTCGCCTTTGCCACCAAACCCACAAACACCTCGCGCAGCAACTGGACAAACAACACATGGCCGGACTCGTCGCAAAACCAAGACCCGCATCTATCCGTGACCCTGACTGCCGGAAAGGCGCATGAGGTCTCTTGGGCGCTCACATGGGCCGACACCGGCAACGTCAATTACCTCGTTTTCGGCCTGCCAACAACCAGCGGTCGCCGCGCTCACGGTGTAGCTATCAACGTGGGAGGATCACTCGTGGGCATTCAACAGAACGCCACCAATCAAAGCTACATAACGCCGTCAACCGTCATCGCCGGCGCAAATCTGACGTGGGTTTATTGGGGCAAACTTTACGTCCCCGCCGGAACCAGCAACACCACGGTTTTCATTGCTTGGTGGCCGACCAACAACACAACCAACGTCTCAACCCTCCTTTCCAATTCTTACCTTCGCGCCGTTCAACTCGATTAACCCATGAAACACCTCCTCATCATCTGCCTCGCCGCCGCCAGCGCCCACGCGCAACTCCTGCCTGTCACGCCCGCCGAACGCGCCCTCAGCGACATCGACCGCGCCGCCGCCGCCAGCCGCTACTACGGCGAACTCTACGCGCAAAGCCTCTCCACCCTGCACGCCAAAATTTTCGGCCTTGACGACACCACCCTCAAGTCCGTCCTTGAACGCCTCGGCGAAGCGCAAAGCGAACAACTCCTCACCCTTTACGTCAGCAGCGCCACCGGCATCAACCAGATCCTCGCCGCCGGAGGCAGCAGCGTCCGCGCCCCCGAAACCCGCACCCGCGACTGGGTCTGGTCCGGCGCCAGCGTGATCATCGCCCCGCGCCCTGATCCGGTTGTTTCAGAGCAATGAGGACTGTCACCTTACAGTCTATCCTCCTCCGCGCATGGCAGCGTGTCGGCAACGACGCCAGCTCCATCGACGCCATCCCATCCGGCGCAAGAACCATGATGGTCGCCGCCGCCAACGAACGCATCGCCGACTGCTGGGAGTGGGCCGATTGGCCAGAACTCATGCGCGTCGAAGAACGCACCGTCGAAGGCAACGACACGACCGGCTACTTCATCCCCTACGAGCAAACCGGCGAGACCGCCATGGGCGAAGTCTTCGCCGTCCTGCGCGACAACCCTGCAACCCACGTTGCACCCCGCCAGATTGGCTACACCATTCTCGGCGACAACGTGCGCTTCCCCAAAGACACCGACCTGCCAACTAGCGTCTGGGTCAACTTCCGCGTCCGCCCGACCGAATACAGCGCGAGCAACCTCTCCGCGACAGTTCCCGCCGTCATCGCAAAAGCAGTCGGCTACCTCCTGACCTCGGATCTTCTCACAGAAGACGGCCAGCTAGACAAAGCACTCGCCATGGAACAGATGGCCGAGTCCGAGCTGATTAGCCAGCGCGACAAATATTATTTCCAACAGGGCCAGCCCAGCATGTGGACGGCCCGCGTCAACCAATACTAAATTATGCACCCGAATACCCGCATCACCAACCGCACGTCCGGCAGCCAATTCATCGGCGACACCAACACCGTCACCGCTGACATCGTCTCCATCGACGTGATGACCGACACCAAGTTCCACACGCTGACCGGCAACCTCACCGGCGCCGCGAACGCCACCGAGGCCAGCGCCGCGCTCATCAAGGCGGGCACGACCCTCGACGGCTTCTTCAGCGCCATCAAGCTGCACAGCGGCACGGTCATCGCCTACCGCAAGTAAACCCATTGAGGAGCCGCGCGATGAGCCTGTCGTATTTTCATCATAACTTCAGCACGACTGAAAAAGGCGTCATCGGCACGGCTACGTCCATCGGCTCCTCGGTGTTCAGCATGCTGCCCCACTTGGAAGCAACCCTCCGTATAGGCGGACTAATTATAGGAATTTTGGTCGGACTGGCCACGCTCATCAGCGTCCTTCACGACATCAGAAAGAAACAGAAAGAACTAAACAAATGAGAAACTGGAAAACCTCGCTCCTCGGAGCACTCACAATCATCGCAAGTCTTAGCACCGCTGGCCGC